TCTTTCGATTTGATTTTGTAATATAGTTTGAAGTTGTGTTAACTCTCTACCCTGAACTGAAAAAGAAGGTCTGAATAATACTCTATGAAAATTCTTACTTTCTGCAAAGTCATCATAGTATGGAGAGACGTTAAAGTTTGTTGCCATTTACCACCTCTAAAATTCTACGATCAGCTTAACATTCTCCGTTTGATCTGCTGCTCTTGATATTGGTTTTCTATTTTCAATATACAAGATATCACCAGTATCGTGTGTTAATTCAGGTGTAGTATCATGTGAACTAGGAGTACCTGTCGCACTTGACGTAGCACCTGTAACCGTATGTGTACTTGCGAATGCTGTTAAGTTACCGTCACTATCAACACCTTGATCTGCAAATTGTGGTTGTACATATCTTAATACTTTTGTGGTAGAATTAAAATCTACAACGAAACCTACAGCACCAGTTGTTGCTTGTGTAATTTTTTCGTCTGCTTGAAATGAACCTGGTGTTCCACTAAATGTGATTGACTTTGTTGCGTCTAGTGTTGTTGCCGTTGCAGTTGAACCAGTTGTACTATCAGTTGGATTTCTTACTAAAGCAATTCTTCTAAAATCATTACCTGTACTAAAATCACCTGAACCATCTGCTTGAGTTAAGTCAACATTTGTCATTACAAAGAAACCACCTAATTCTGTGACTACATCAGCAGCATGACCACCTGGAGGTGAAATTATAAAATCTATATCAGAACCTGATACACTACCAAAGTCACTTGCTTTAACACTTGCATAAGTATAACCAGAACCTGCAGTTGTAATTGTAACTGAACTTACAGCGTTTGAAGCAACAACGATTGTTGCCTTACCACTTGATCCATCACCACGAATATCAACATCTGTGTAAGTACCATTTGTTCCACCACTACCACCAGCGGTAATCTTTACATGTTCGATTGCACCACCAGTTGTAGAAAAGTCTGAACTTTCAGTTGATACATGCATAAAGTCAGTTGATAAAAAGTTTGCTTGTTCACTTGCAGAAAGTCACCTGTACTGAATACACTTGTTGATTTATTACCTGATGGTTCTACTGTTGAAGCCCCACCACTATTATTATCAATAACTTTGTAAACATCAAAGGTACTATTCATTACATAAAAAGTTGCGTCATATAAAGAACTTGCACCACTATCACTTGTAATAGTAGAACCTGCAGTATTGATATCACCATAATCATGTCTGTAATAATCGTAAACTGTTCCTGTTGTCCAGTTTCTTCTAGGTATTACTAGTGAAACATCTGAACTTGTTATTTTCTTTGCTGACAAAAAATCGTCATATGCGTAATATTCTACTGATCCAACACTATCTACTGGCGTAGGTGGTGAAGCGTCTGTTCCATCATTAAATGCTTGATTGTCTGCAAATGCTTGAGGTCTACCTATTGCAAGATAGTATGTGTCAGCAGCTTCGCCAAAACTTTCTTCGAATTGTTTGGCATTATGTACTCTAAAATCTTTTGTTATAATTGCTGGCATGTTTTCTCCTGAAACTATTTATACGTTATACTATCATCTTGTCGTTTTTATTTGAGCAGGTATAGCATATCTAGTTCCTACTTTTGTTTTAAAATCACCTAACTGATTTGCAGCACCGTCTAATGTATCGTTACCCGTACCAGTTAGTTTGATACTATTTATTCGTGTTATAGAAGAAGCGTCTGAATCCATAGTATCACTTGCAGGTTCTCGTCTCATCTCACCACCGTCTTCCATCAATAGAGTATCACCTGCATTTGTAGAAGAACCGTCTGTTCCATCTAACATTAATCTATCGGGTACATGATTAAATGCACTAAAGATAAATCTACCTATTGTATCCATTCTTGCACCTGCATAAACAAATCCTTGATTTATACCTAGTGTTCTAAAAGTTGTTTCTCTATCATCACTTGTATCAATAGTTATATCTAAATTTAAAGTAACGTCTCTAGTTGTAGAAGCAAAGGCAACATCTCTCTCAACACCTAATTCAGGATTACTACGAAGTGATGTACCATCAGTTGTTGTACCTAAACGTCTACCTATCTTCTCACCGAATAATACTCTAAATGCTTCGATAACTTCATCTTGTTCTATACCTGCTGTAATTGTTCTACCTGATCTTAATTTAGCGTCTACCTGTGAGGCGATAGTAACTTCACCTGCAAGATAGAAACCTGCTGGGTGTACTGACGATTTTAAATATTCTCTCCAGTCTGCTATTGCTTCACCTACTTTTACAACGTATGAATAATCTTGATAGTATAAACTATCTTGTATCTTTTTAGTTGCTTCAGATATTTGACCATCAACACCTACGAACTCACCTTCTGTTTCTATTACTGTTCCTGCAGTTGATGATACAGTTGCTTGTTCTGCATTTCTAACACGAGCAGTTACACTTGATGAACCACCTGTGATTGTAACCTTATCATCAAAGGTACCAACAACATCTGTCAATATCAATATGTTTGTATCACTATTAAAACTTTCTACCACACCTGATACTGTATCACTAGTTTCTAATTGTAATCTACTTTCATCTGAACCATTGTGTGTTATGACCACAATATCTTCGTCACTATCATTTTCATATATCGTATGAACTAGTCTATTATTACCATCACTATCTTCCGTAATTATACCATCTTGTTCGAAGCCATCAAATACAGCAGGACTTACAAATTCTTCTTGTGCAAAACTATCACCGTCTTCCGTAATTAAATCACCATGGTCATCTTCAGCTCTTAAAACAGGATGTCTAAAATCTTCTAGTAGTATTGGAAAATCTAAAGGTTCAAAACTCTCTAATGTAAGATTATCTTCAGCTGTTGCTGTTACAGTTTCTCCTACAGTAAATGTTCCTGACAAGTTATCAATTTGCATATGCACTTTAGGATTAAGTACAGGTGCTTCTTCATATCTAAATCCTTGATCTAGTATTTTAAAACCTAATAAATTACCTACTTCACTTGATACAGGAAATACAGTTGCACTTGAACCAGCACTTGATGAAACAGTTACAGTTGGTAGTGATAAGTAACCTCCACCTTTATTTGTAATTTTAATTTTTGTAATATCATTTGTGCCACTATTAGTTTGTGCTTCCATTACTAACTGGTCAGATGAACTATCTTCTAAAATAATTAAACCATCTTCTATTCTATCTTGTTCTAAAAGAAAACCACCGTTCACCACAGCAACCTCACCAGCAAGTCCTGTGCCATCAGTAGGATTAGTTACACTTAATGCGTCACCTACAGCATAACCTGAACCCCCACTCTCAATAATTATTTCTTCTATCTTACCATAACTTACAGAATCCACTTGAGCACTTAAACCTATTCCACCTTTTTGTTGACTAACTGGCACTTGTTCATTGATAGTATAATATCTACCACCACTTGTTACAGTTAAGTCGTCTGCAATACTTTCAATGTTACAGGTTAATGTTACATCAGGATCATCATTTGGTGTGGCAGTAAATGTAGAGAAAGTTTGTTGTAATATTTTATTACCATCTTCGTCTATGATATCATCACCATCAGTCTCATCTATTATAGAGTGACCTAAACTATTTTGAAATGTGCCTGTGATACTTGCTTTGTTTAATATTAGTGTTGCAACGTCTCTTTGTATACCACCTAAATTTACAGCATTAACTGTAACACTTTCTACAACAGCACTTGCAAGATTAACAGTAGTGTTGCCAGGTATATTTGCTTGTGTAATTGTTTGTCCTGTAAGCTTAGTCATATCACCATTTGATGGCGATACTAAAGTTGCCTTTAAAACATTTTGAGTTTGAAAGGTACCATCACTTACTCTTAACAAGTCAACAGTAGGATAGTATAGTTCTGGTGTCTCATTAAACAATGCACGGAAAAATATTTCATGACCTTTCTTTGTACCTTTTCTTTTATACAAAGATAAAATATTTTTTGTAAGTTGTCTTTTGTTTAAACCACTTGTTAAACTGTTTGGTATTGTTTGTAAGAATGTATTTCTAAATTGTAAAAAGAAATCATCTAGTGTATCATTCACATCAGCATACTCAAGGATTTGTGTTATACTCTCATTAGGGTTTGCCCTATACTTTGATATAACTCCTTGAGCACCTGACGTTCCGCCTGTAATCGTCTCTCCTGTTACAAACTTTGTATTTGCAGATATATATAATTGTAAATTGTCTGTGTCCTCAGCAAGTATAGTTGCGGTCTCACCAGAAGTGACACCTGTAATTGTTTCACCTTTACTAAACTCACCTACTGAACCTTCTTCGTTTAATAAGTAATCATTTTCGTTACTACCTTTTTCATCTGTGCCATCTAAGGCAAGAAAATTTTCCGTTCCTGTTTCTAAAAGTATTTGATCACTTGCAGTTACACTTGATAGTGTAATCTGAGCAGAATCCATATAACGATAATACTGCTTGACAAACTCAACCAGTAACGGATTATTAGCTTGTATGTGTTGCGGAAATTGCCTACTTACTAGTGAATTTATATTTTTTGTAAACTTTGCCATAGATTACGAAGCATAACTTGTTGCTGCTGTATAACCTATACCTGATGTTGTATCGTAATCATCAGCAGATACAGTTACGGTTGTATTAGTTTCATCAATTTCTATTATCTGGTTTCTTACAGGTATAACATCTACTGAATTTGGTATGACGGTTAATCTAACAGCGGTTGATGTGGCACCATCTACATTTGAAACCTCTGTAATGAATAAAGAGTTTAATGTTATTGTTCCGTTAGTATAGTCAATTGTGCCTTGAGTATTATTTGTATATGTTCTTGTTTGACCTACTAGATAATATAATCTTACATTACCTGCACCATCTTCATCTAAAAAATATTCATTGGTTGTGTCACCATTTATTTTAAATCCAGATGATGTTAATATACCGCCACCACTTTTATTATGTTCACTATGTGGATTATAAAATGCATTATTGTATTTAATTGTATAAGTTGTTGCGCCTGTAGTTGTAGCAGTAAATGATTTATGCATTTTAACAGTTGTAATATTAGATAGTATCGCTGTATCTACTTTGTTTATTGTTTCAATAAATTTAGAGTGTCTGAATATACCATCAAACTGTCCAAGATTATTTGTGTTAAATGTTGTTATCGCTGAACTTACTAAAGATTTAATGCTATCACTTGTTCTAGTCGTTGACTTTGCGTCATATTTAACATTTACATTTAATTGTAATGATGTCGTTTCTGGATCTTGTATGATTGGTGTAATACTTGCTACGTTAAAATCTTTTAGT